GATTATCCCCGGCAGTACCTACAGTATCTTCGCTTTCGTCTAAAGAATTAAAAGCGTCTCCAGTAACTGTAACTATGGGGTTAGTGTATCCCGTAGTATCAATGTTAAGAACAACCTGGTCACTTAAAGCAGTACCGGTAACATCATATTCTATGGCATCTCCACCATCCTTGATAATGTTTACTAGACGTGCTTTATCGACATCTGGGTCATTGGTTAAATAATTAACAATGGTCCACTCACTAGTTGCAGAACTTTTACGCACACTAGCAACTACAGTATCTTCTTCAAAAAGAAAGTTAAGACTAGATTTTTTTATTTCGTACCCTGTATCATAATTAGAAGTTGCTGGATTATTTAAGATTAATAATTCATCTGATATTACTGCTAAAACCTTAGCGTCATGCACTACTTCAGAGCTGTTTGTATCTATAATTCTTATATAATCTCTAGCCTCTATTTCGGAAGAGAAGCTTGTGCCAGTTCCTTGTAAATACACCTCACCTCTTTTAATAGATATAGCGCTGGGAGAGGTCAGAGAAGTATTAGAAAAATTATCGGCAGGAACTCCTGCAGTATCTATAACATCATACCAAAATCCTCCCTCAGTGTAAAAATCAATCAACTTCAATGATCCATTTCTAGCGACACTACTATCGTCATCCGGTTGTAAAGCGCCACCGCTTTTGGCTAAAACATAATATGTTTTATCCTCTTCTATTCCTGTCGAAGTCAAGTCTAGCGTGTCTGTATTTGATATCAACAACGGTAATTCGGGCGCTGCTGAAGGAAATACAATAAGTTCTTGAGGGGAGTTAAATTTAAATGTTGGTGTTGCTCCAGCAGTTATAAAAGGACTTTTTAAACTAGTGCCTCCTACGCCTACTCCATCCGCCAGTCGTTGTATTAAAAGGGAGAAGGGGTCATTTAAAGCATAAGTAACTGTAGTCATAGTTGAGCTAGTACCTAAAGTACTAATGGTTTGAACCCCTATTTGATACGTACCTTCCGATAAACCAGTAAACGAGTACGCATCTAGCCCCTTCTCTGTAAATATAGGATTAGGTGCTCCAGGTATATTATGACTAATTTTGTATCCAGCTAGATACTGATACTCTTCGCCATCTACTATAGGGGGAAGCCATTTAACAATTACTTCATCTGCTCTTGTTCTGAAATCAGAGTCTTGTGCAACATAAATCGCAGTAGGGGCAGGTACTCGTAAGGCCGCCCTCTCTATCGGAGGATCAAATCTATCAGCTTGATAAATATCAAACCCGCTTTCTACATCTTCATATTTCTCATTATAATGTTCGACTGCAGTAATCGAGTATATATTCACATCTTCCTGCGACATAGATAAAATTTTGTAAAGACGAGGACTTCCGATAATGTCAAGCTGGTATTCTGTATTTAGTTGAGCGATAGACCATATACTTGAAGGAATTAAAGAAGCCGTAAATGGGCTAGTAATAGTAACTACATCATACGACCCTGCTACTCCTCCAGTAGTTGTTGCATAGTCTATACTACGTTCTTCCATAAATGTATAAGGTGCCCACCTTACAGTTACAGGAACACCAGAATCATCTAATATATTAGATGCGGTAGTTTCATCGACATATAGTTCTAATGGTAATACCTCTGCGTTATTATATACAACACCATCAATTTCAGCGGTTGTTTGCGCACAAAAAGCTGCACTAGTTGTTATAAGCCCATATAAAGAGTATGTTATATCGTCTTGTAAAGGTACTTTCCTGTCTAAAGTAATAGTAGTAGATGTGGCAGCACTTACCCTACCGCTGGAAATAAGTCTATCCCTGGCTTGATCTTGTACTTGTATTACATCTCCCGGCCTAATAAAAGCTGCATTTAAAGAAGTTTTAAAGCTTACAAGCTCTGTTTGATAATTACTAGTCCATAATTTATATCTTCCATATCTCTGCGCCTGTCCCTCACTAGTAGCTCCAAAAGCATTAACGTACTTTGATTGTACTCTATTTTCTTGAGATATACGGGTTCTGTCCTCTACAATAATAGGGTCTATTATATAGTCTTTATCTGGATTATTATATCCTATAACTATCTGGTTTGGTCGTGTTTTAGCCCCTGTACCAGTATAATTAAATTTACCGTCTACTACGTTGGAGGCTGTAAAAGTATATACAGGCCAAGACGCCTGATCAGCAATAGGAGTAACTTTTCCATCTAGCCAATAAACTAGACCTACAAATATAGACGCTATGTCTTTAAGAAGTTTATAGGCATCAACCGCTTTAGTAAGATAGAGGTTAGCTCTATACCTAGGCTCTAATCCACCTTTACCATCAGGCACTAAATCATCGCAATATTTTGCAATTCTATACAAAGCATACTTATCTATATCAGTATCCTTTATCCAACCCCCTAATCCATACCTGTTATTTGTAACTAGATCATAGAAAACCCAAGCTGGATTATCGGTATAAGTTAATTCAGTCCTAAAACTACCATCCCAGAGGCCTTCATAGGTTGCAACATCAGTATTATTTTCTTCTCGGGTGCTGTAATTTGAAGGAATTTTAACTCTCATACCCCTTAATTCATACGTTCGCTGAGGAGCAGATGTAAATTCCGTACTATCGAATCGTACATTAGCATACGCAGTGTAGGGGTAGTTCAGGGGTTCTTTAATAATAGAAGATATATTAGTAATGGCAGACGATGCGTGCATTGTTGTGCTTCTTCCGCTATTCTTTCCACTAGGATACACGCCTCTTCCCTCTTGTCGAGTAGTTCTTTCAATAATTAATTCAAAATCGTCAAAAGGCTTAAAAGGCTCCAACCATACCCTCTCCTCAATTAAAAGGGGGCCTCTAGAGCCATTCTTTCCCGCTGAGTGTAATAGCTGGGTATCTCCTGCTCGAAGATTTACTTCTGAAATATCTGCCCCTCTATACAACTTGAGCTTTGTATTATAGAAAACGCCCGCATCTTTATAATCATTGTCTTTTGCATGGTAAGTGTACAAAGAATTATATGAGAAAGTAAATCTAATCTCATCAACTTCTGGAGCTTGTTCATATGTTAGACCAAATCCCGTAGGAGACGTGGCTCTAAAAGATACAGGATTAACATTATTCAGATTAAGACCAGAAGTATCCCCTCCTACTTCTACTAAATCTTTATATTCCTGACTTAAAACATCCCAGAATTCTAATGCTTGGTTCTGGAAAGAAGGGCCTTGAGCAAAAGATACCCCTGTAGAATTCCCATAATTAAGCATAGGCTCTTGTTCAAACGTACCTGGCCTAAACTGAGTAGATACACTTTTATACTTTGAACCCGCACTAACAGAAGCGTTGCCTCTACCCGCTAGTATTCTAGTGATCGTTATATTACTAAAGTTTCCTGGGCCTAAAGCCCAATCTGCAACAAATAGTACATTCGTATCGTTAAGAGAGGCTATAACAGTATTGTCATAATCTAGTTGTAGTTTTAACTGAGACCCTGCCTCCTCGGCTTCATCTAAAAATACTTGTATAAGTGAAGTATTTGTATCCTTGAAATAAAATCTTCCAGTTGTATCAGAGTATCTTTCAAATTTGCCCTTTAAATATGTTTTTGGAGAATCTTCACGAGCCAACCTCATAGAGTACTGTTTTACTATGCGAACATTATTAATCCAGCTAGGGAAAGCAAAGCTGATAGTAGTATCTAGTTCTATATAGGGCTTAAAAGAGGATTGCGCTTGTGCCATGCCTCCTGGAAATATAAGGGCACTTGTGCCAACATTACTATCATAGGCATTATTTACTTGAATTTGAATTGCTGTCTTTGTAATTCCTGGTATAGCATCTGTGTATATAGCAGGAGTAATAACACCATCCCTAGGAGAACCATCTTTAATAAGAGTGTAACTGCTGGTAGCTATAGTACCTTCAACTAATATATCTTTAATCGGGTCTTTATTTAACTTTATAGACCCTTCGCCATTAACCAAGCCTTCAATTGGGCCCTCCGATAGCATATCAGTAATATTTACTATCTGTGACCTATCAGGTCTAAACGAAGTGCTAAGTACGCCTCTATTTTTATCTGCTATTTTTTGGTCTCTTGCACTCATTAGGGAGCCCCTCCAACAATACTTATGCTTCCATCTGGATCTATGGTCGAATCAGAGAAGCTCTGGCTGTTACTATTTTTAGCGGCAGAATTAATTACAGAAAAACTTATGGGTCTGCCAGGAATTTCTAGTTGTCCATATAGAACAGGCACAGGATCTCCCTCTATAATATTTTGCTCAGACCCACTAAATAAGTATGCTTGCGGAGCAGAGGCATCGACAGAAGGATCTGGAGCTAAAATCTCTGCTATACCAGTTAAAGCAAGATTAACAGCAACACCCACTAAAATTGAGCCAAGTGTGGTGCCTAAAATAGCAATACCCCCTATGGGAGTAAATGCGAGTGCTACAAGCAATATGGCAGTAAATATTTTACCAACACCACCACTAGAGCCCGAAACTACGGGGATTAAATATAAATCTGTAGAGCTAAGATCAACCACTAAATCACTTTCTTCTTCTAAAACTTTTGATCCATCTATTATCTCGAATCCTATTCCTTTTTCATGGCAATCTAAGAAATACCTTCTAATGCTAGGAAAATTTGCTTCTAGTAGTTTAATGGCTTCGTGTACCGAACTAACATCGGCGAGTATACTATCTACATATAAATGCTTAAGCTCGCCTTGTAGATGTATTTTACGTTTCATATCTATATACTCCTGTTAGAAATTTAGCCCAGTATGGGTATAAATTTTCTTTTGTTGATAATCTGTTCTCAGCATGGTGAAAAATAATATCATTACCTAGATATACTGCGCAGTGGTTGGCAACGTCAGAATATACTGAGAATATAAAAACATCATTTTCCTGAGCTTCATTAAGAGGAACTTCTATTCCTCCCCAGTTTTTTATTACTTCAGGGCTAAAGTAGTCTATTTTTTCATCTTTTTCCCACCAGTTAGCCTCAAATAGAATTCTTGGCTTTAACTCTATATTAACAGATTTTAGATAATCTCTCATTGCTTCAAAACAATCTGTAACTCCAAACTCATAACTTCTACCATATAACTCAGTATTATCGTGTTCGGGTGTTAATACAGTTAGATCCATATCAGGATAGCCAAAAATATAATAAGGTATAGATACCGCATTGCAAACTTTTATATCTGTCTCCGATGGAGTTGAGTCTAAGTCTGGGTGGCTATGTACTATTCCTACTATAGTGTACTCCATACTGTATTTCAAATATTGAACAGAGTCCATTTGAAAATCTGTGTTTGTAGTGGCATGGTTTGTACACGGTAACCAATGTAATTGTCCCGTTTTTATACCTAAAAGTCCACAACCCTCTTTAGGGTACTCTTCTCTAAAGTGGGTTTCTATATCTATTAAATGGTTAGCTAAATTTTGCACTGCCTGGGAACGCTCCAAAAGGTAATTTTACAGTAGTATTTCTGCGAGCAGATACTACTCCGTTTGCTGTTGCAGAAGCCTGAAATCTGGCTTTGCAGGATTTTAAAGTTTTTCCACAATAATCTTCTCTAGACCACCACCTACTATTCGTAGTGGGTATCCTCCCCTCGGCAAGAGATGATTCGTGAGAGGTACTACACCGCCATATATTATTTCCGTATCTAACATAGTCACCAGCATTATATGATTGTTCATCCTCCCATAGGGTCCAGGTTCTTATAATCTGCCAAAAGCCTCTATTGTCGTCTGGAGTGCCTCCGACGGCCAAAGTCTCAGCCCTGTAGTAATCCCCATTGAACGTTACAATACTATCAATAGCATAGGTTGTGTTTGCCGAAAAGGCACTAACTGATGTAAGTGCAGCTAATTCTATTAAAGGCTCATCATAGACATTAAGAAAAATAGGAATGGAACCTGCAGCTCCTATCTTCTCGTTATTAGCAGGCCAGTAACAGCCTCCTACCCTATCTAGAGCGTGGCCTTGATAAATCCAAGGACAGAATTTTCCTATAATCACTCTTGCAGGTATTTGTATATTCTCTAAGTCATATGGTGCTGCTAGTTCAAATTGTATTTCTGTATTTGTTTCCTCTTTTACCCTATCTATATAGTAGCTTTGTATAGGAAATTCCACATTTGAAGTAGAGGGCTGCCCTATCAAATATTTTTCCAAAGTTTGTCTTTTAACTAGTTTTAAACCTACTAGGTCTCTAAACCTTAGATATTTGCCGGTAGCACTTTCTATTGTAGATGTAAATACCTGTTCTACATTTGCTATAGTTATAGTGGGTCTTGAAGAGGCACCATCACTTGCAATATTAAGTCCTTCCATTTTAACTGGTATAGGAGTATAAATATTTACTTTGTTAGGATTTCGTGCATTATAAAATTGTAATTCTCGTAACGAATAGTCAACTCCAGCATGAAAGCAGAAAGGATCGTCGTTATCACTATTAGAAAGGTAAAGCTCGTAAAGTTCAACAATACCTGTATTTACTTCAGTACCTTGTACATCTGTTGCTATGATGTTTGTCATTTTGTCTTATCCTAGTCCTGTGTTTGTCGGGGTTGATACTGTAAATCCGGCCGCCTGACTTGTGTCGGTGGTGGGAGTAGACGCTGGTGTACTTGAGTCGTCTACTGTACTTAATTCGTTTTGCCTAAAATTTACTACAAACTGTACCGTATTAGCAGCACCGTAAGAAGCACTATCTATTGTAAGCACGTCCGATACTTTGGCGCTTCTAGCCTCAGATATTGTTGGATTCATTGTAAATCTATAACTTAAGTGTGGAAGCTGAGAGGGGAAGGCAAGGTTCGAAGCAGGAGGAGTATATAGAGATTTAGTATTTGCACTAGCCTGCCTAGTAACTTCAGTATCACTAACATTAGCACTGGTAGATACTATTCTAAAGTCATTACCCTGAGAAAGAGTACTGTTGATCCCCGCGTCTGGATCGGAATCCCAAGGTACACCCAATTGGCGTGCTATTTCGCTAGTGGGTAATGTTAAGTAGTCATAGATTGCTTTTGCGACTAAGGTCCCGTTATTCAATAGCCATATATCTAGTTGTATATATCCTGCCTCTGATACATTAGTGCTAATATTAAAGGTTATGGGCGTGGATACAGTACGTCTTTCTACTTTGGCCTCTGCACTTAATATGTAGTTCCAATCAGTAGCGCCATCTTGACTAGTAGGTATATCTAAAGGAGTGTTAAGATCGCTTATATGATATAACTTTATTAAACCTCCGAAAGACTCTAGCCCGCCGGCTGTACTGCTTTCATAATTATATTTAATTTTAGGGTTTAAATTAAGAGCAACTTTTTTATTTATGCCTAATGAGCCGGCAACTTCAGTGAAATTATTAGGAACGCTATTTGAAGAAGTTCTTGATATAAACCAGTCAGTAGCTGTTCCGCTGACAGCTGTTGCAAGAAGATAGCTTTGACCATCGGCGATGGCTTGAGCAGTTATAATATTGCCAAATGTTGTTTCCGAAAATTTAAAAGTTAGTCCTACCGAACCCCCCACTCCTGGGGCGACTGTAGTAGTATCTGCGGCCAAATAAAAAGGGAACGGTGGAAATGTAATAGTTCCT